TGGCGTAACCGAGAGCAATTTCCGAATGCTCCTGGTTATACACATAACGCTCGCCCGCAGCGTTGTCGAAAGACGTCTGAGCGCCTTCCTGCTTCAACTGGGCGAGACCGAGGTACCGCATTTCAGCAGTACGTTCGAGCGCCAGCTTCGAGTCGTGCTTGGTGAATACCTTATCGTACTGAGACGGAATCATCTCGTACTTGCCTTCAATCCCGCGAAGGCCCGGAAGGAGCAAGTCCTTAATTGCGGAGAGATTAACGGCCATTTTACTGTCCCCTTACGCTAGAAGAGAGAGGGATATGCTTATAGGCCTCTCCGGCTCTGGTTCTGCGAATTGAGAGAATACCGACCCCATATTCAGAGGCCAATTCTCGGTTTGATTTTGGCGACAATCTAATTTCTTCGACCTGCGCTGCATTCAGTTTGGTTTTAGCAAACTTCCCGCGAGCGATAATGTCGTGAATGTTTTGCGCCTGTGTTCCGTAAACAAGATGTCCCGGATTCACGCACGATGGATTATCGCATTTGTGACGAACAACCATTCCATCAGGAATAGTGCCACCCCACAATTCATACGAAACACGATGAACACGAAGCCGTTCACCGTTTCGCATAATCACGCCATAACCCCTGTCTTTTGCCCCTTTCCACTCCCAGCATCCGTTTTCAGAAACGATGGTTTTGTTCATAATGATTGAACGCAATACATCATCGTCCGAAACAATACGATGCTCGACGTAGGTGGGTTCGATTGACATAATGTCTCTCTCAGTCACCTAAGCCTCCACCCTTAAATGCCAGCAAACGAACGCGGCATCGAGTTATTGAACCCGACGACGATGCGATTGTAGGCTGTGGTGGGGTCGTTACCGTTGATGGAAACGAGGGGGCTAACCTGACCCGGCGTGTAGTTTGCCAGCGCCAGGATGCGGAACGGCAGGAACGCGTTTCCGTAGTTACCCGAAGGGTAGTTGGCGGTCAGCGTGTACTGGTCAGCATAAGCGCCGGACAGGCCGTTTGCTGCCGTGCCAGTGCCGAGGTTGAAGCTGATGTTCTGGCCGATGTTCGACAGACCAACCGGGGTGGCGGTCGTGTTCGAGTTTGCCGTCTGCACGACGAACTGAGCGTTCGGGTCAGTGACAATGTACGCCTGAACGTCGCCGTTGGCGTCTGCACCCGGCCAGTAGTTGCCCCACACCGGCTTTTTCTGCGAAATCGAAAGATATCGGCAACCGATGAAGATGCCAGCCACCGGAGTGAACACTGCAATCGAGCCAGTACCAGTGGTGAACGCACCAGAGAACGGGAACGACACAGCCGAGGTCGTGGAGGCCGAGACCGTCCATGCACCGTTGACAGTCGCTGCCGTCGAGGTGAAGCCGTAAGCGACGATGGTCGAACCAACCGGGATGGCAGTCGTGAACGTGCCCGCCAGCGCCATGATGCCGTTGGTCAGCGTACCGCCAGTGATGGAATAGGTTACGGGAGCCGCAGCCTGCTGGATGTAACCAGTGCCAAGGCCGGTCGTACCAGTCGCCTGAACGACAGGGTCACCGTAGTAAATGGGAGACGAGTTGGACGAAGCGATAGACGCGACAGTCTGTTCATAGGTCGGCGACGAGCCGGTCCCCGTGTACTGCCAAAAACCGAAAGGCGCAGATGTATTCGCCATGACGGGTTCTCCTTATTCAGGAGGCCATCATCACGCCCTAGCGAGATTTAGACCGGGAAAATTTCGGGCCTCCACGCCGGGGGAGGCATACTTTCCCATGTAAACCCATGTCCTGGGTCTTGTCAAAAGAAAAAGGCCACCCGATTAAAAGTGGCCTTCAGTTTGGGAGGTCTCGCCTCATAGAAACAAGAAAACCCTATCACGATTACTCGGAGATAGGAATAGCCTCGTAGGATTTTCCAATCTTTGCTTTGACGCGGGGGTCATCTTTGCCAAACTGACCGGGACCGGACTCGTTCAACTGCGCTTCCTTCTGCTGAACCTGACCTTTGGCTCGGCGAAGGTCGCGATTGCGAGCGTCGTCGGTGATTTCCTTGGGGCGCTCCATCAGGACCATGCCCTTGCGCTCAATCACGGCACCAGACGAACCGGCAGGCATATAGGCCGGATGACGGGAGGCGGGGACGGGTTCCCAACCGGCGCGAGCGATGGCGACGTTGTATCCGGGGTCTTCCTGGCCCAGAACAGTCCGGCGCTTCCACTCATAAGACCAACCATCCGGGATGTCAGACGGGTTAACGTAGAACTCATCCGTGAAGTCCTCATCGACGGCCCCATGCTTGCGAAGTTCAGCCGCACGACGACGAGCGCGGTCTAGGGGGCTTTCTTCCCTCATGGCTGGGCGCATATCGTCATCGCTGCTGACAGGCATATCGCCGATCGGGACCGGCTTGCGATTGTAGCTGCGTTTAATCTCTTCCATCTCTTATCTCCTAGTGCATCCGGCCTTCGCGGCGCAGGGCAATTTTGTTTGCGGCGTATTCTTCATGGGTCATGCCCATCAGTTCCGCCATATCCGCTTCTTCCTGAGACAATGTATAGGTCGTCTGACGCTGACCAGTGCCATTGCCTGCCCGAGTAACCGGAGCGGCGGGTGGGGATGACCGACGCTGGGTGACCTGAGCCGCCTGAGCCGTTGGGCTTTCGGTGGGGGTTACTGAAACTCTCGCCAAACGGAGAGTTCCCTCGATTGCGTCAAAATATTCGTCGGTATCGGGCGTGATATCCTCGCTGATGGCAAGTTCATGCGCCGCCAACATGCGTTTATACAGTTTGGGATTGGTCACAAACTCAGGATGCTTGCGAATCCATTCCGCAGACCGGGAATAACCCTGCTGGGAAATCTGGTTTGCAATGGTTTCGACCGGGTCTGGAGCCTGATACTGCTGCATCTGCGGCTTGGGAGCGCGTTCTAGCGCCTCCTTGCCCTTTTCCAGTTCCATCAACTTGCTGGAAGCGTCAGCCATCGCCAATTGGATGTCAGCCTGCGCTTCCGCATCGCCATTCTGCACTGCCAGGATGTAATTCTGGCGAAGCGTCTGCATATTCGACTTCACAGTCGAAATAGCGTTGCTCACCAGAGATAAATCGGTGTCCTGGGCGCGTTCTTTGGCCTTATAAGCGTCCTGAGCGGCCATCTGGGCGCGCTGTTCAGCTTCTCGGCGGGCATTTCGCTCCGCTTCTAGCTGTGCTTTTAGGGCTTCAAGACCTTCTTCAGGCTCCATGACCTGTTGCTTAGGAGTATCCTCCACCACAACAACAGGAGGCTCCTCCTGGCCTTCCAGTTTCACTTCGATTTCGTCCGGTTTGGGGGTCTTTCGAGCAGCCATCAGGGTCTCTCCTACCAAATCATGTCGGGGTTCTGGACCCGGCAGCGAATATTTACGTCGTCAAGCATGCGGCAAGCGACGTCATTGATAGTGATGTTCCAACCTTCCGATGGACGGAACACAACCCAGTCGCCGACATTGATTTCAACATCGGCAAACCATTTCCCGCGTTCGTCCATAAAGGCTTCTGGCCCCATCTTTACGACTAGGCCGACCTTGGACTGAATCTTGTCTTCGCTTTGAGCGTTAGGGGTCAAAAAAATGCCGCCCTTGGTGCGCTCAGGACGGGTGTAAATCGCAATAACGACCTGATTGTTGAACACTTCAAGGCTGGTCAAGTCACCAATCTGTGCCTTTAGCTTCTCTTTCGGGTCAATATCGTGCAGCATTTTCACATTGGACATGGAAACCCCTATCTTTCAGAGAGTTTATCGTTCGCGTCTTCACATAGTTTAATGGCGAGACGTAATCCCGCCACCATGCCCACCAGACGCTGATAGCGGGAAAAGTCTTCAACATTGCCGGAGACAATTGTGTCCCCGGCAGCATTGATTTCAGCAATGATTAGCTTCTGAAGTTCTCGTTCAAAAGCCCCACCATATGTAAGTGCGCTCATGTGGCTTTACCATAGATGCGCTTCTTTTCCAGACGACCCTCGCCGCCACCGGCACCGGAATCCATGTGGACACGACCGCCAGACTTGCGAGGCATCATGCCAGGAGGCATCTGCGGTGCGCCACCCATCGGAGCGCCGCCCATCGGAATGCCCACAGGCATCGGCATGGGAGCCGCAGCGGCAGGAGGCGGCGGTACAGCAATAGGCTGCGCCGGGGGACGCATAGGGCCACCGGGAGGCATGCCAGCGCCACCCTGCGGCTCATGGTGAGCGCCGCCAATGACGATATTGACTTGCATCTTGCCCTTACCGGACTTCTTGCCGACAGTGCCTCCAGAGGCATGCTTGGAGCGGGAAAAATTGCTGTAGGCATCGCCATCAGTTGCACCGCCGCGAGCGAGATGACGGCCACCCGTGGGGCGCGTACCCTCCAACTCGCCACTGTTGACACTCAGGTCACCGCCTGCAGACCTGCCGGAACGACCGCCCATGCACTTGGCGCAACGGCACGAGCCGGTATGGACTGAGCCACCCGCGCTGCCACCGCACTTCTTGCACTCGCAGGAATGATGATGGACCTCGCCGCCGTGCTTCAACCCCTTCATGGACTTCTGCCGGTCGTGCTTCTCATCCATCTCGGATGCTTCCCACTCCTTGTGGGTCATGTGATGTTTCTTGGCGAGGACGCGGTCTTCCTTGAGGTCTTTGGCAGAGCCTTCAAACTTCTCTGCCTTGCCGCCCTTCTTGTAGCCGGTCATGGATGAAATGCGAGACTGAGCCGGGGAGAAATTAAACCGCGATGTCGGAACGCCGCCATCAGCCTTGTGAGCGCGACCGCCCTTCTTCATGCCGCCGACATGTTTATTGCCGTCACGCTCCTCGTTGGCTTCCTTGAGGTCCGTGTTGACATGTTCGCTCAGATGCTGCGATGACGGCCCGCCATACTTCTTGCCACGCGGTTTCTTGTCCGCTCGGGCATGAGTGTGATGGCCTTCGACCTTGCCACCGCGCTTGAACTGCCGCTTGGAAAGAGGACGTTGGCCGGTCTTCACATCCGCGTCGAGCGAATCTGGCGGCTCGTAACCGCTGGCATCAACCTTCTGATGCGGGTCAGCGCGGAGCATCTTCTCCATACGCTTTTTGCGGTCAGCGCGGATAGTCTTGGCATCAAACTCGGACATCATTTGGCTCCTTTGGAGGCAAGGTGACGGGCAACGGATAAAGCCTTTTGTACCACTTCGCCGCCACTTGCGAAATGCTCGGCTGCATTCGGCATCTCATACCATTCGGGCGGCGAGTATTCGCTGTCATCAAACATATGAGAGTTGTGAAACTGCTGTTGAGCAAACCGCTCAGGCATTTTCTGTCTATCCGTCATGTCAGTACATCCTGTCTACAAATTGTCCCGGTCTTGCCTTGCCTTGCGGGGCGACATGAACAGTATCGTTATCCGCAACATATTCACCTTTTACCGGCTTGCCTTTTTTGTCAAAACCTAAACTTGGACCTCTTTGAAATCCGGCAATCGGTTGTCCGTTCTTCCCGACATTGCGTCGAAGTTGAGGGTCGTATTTTACCATGAACCCGCCGGAATCAATATGGGCATCTTTAGAACTGCCTGAGCCATTGAGGTTGCTCAGGCCGATGATTACGCCGTCAGAACCTTTGGGCTGTGCGTCCAACGGCCTATAATCATGCGTAGTGCCATCAACAACGCGATACCTTTTCCCTGTTTCTTGGTCATGAACCCATTTGGGAAGGGGAATATTGGCTCTGTGGTTAAAAACCATTGCCACGTTGCTGCCTTGGTCAAGCCTAGACCTCATCCTTCCCCAATTTTGATGAGGATTTGAGACACCCTTGCCGCTTCCTTGCTCAATGCCATTCATGCCTTCCGGTTGCGTCAATCCTGTAGACGAGTAGGTATAATGATGATTGGGAGCGATGGGGTCATAATCCATTTTAGTATAGTCGTAGAAATCCACGTCTGGGTGCGCTTTTATAATTGCCTCATGAATTTTGGGATGAATATCCGAAAGAACATTTAATCGAACAGCCAACTTGTTGCCATTCATTTCCGCTTGGCTTTTTGCACGATTAATTTCGTCATGAAGACGAACAGCAAATGCTTCGGGGTCACTTAAAAATGCATTTGTCCTGTTTTGTCCATTAATTTTGGGCCAATTAGGCTCGTATGCCGCTCCGTAATTGCCCGATGTCTCTCCAAGGCATGGTTTCTCGCAGATAGCGGAATTTGGGCAAACTTTGAACTTTCCCTTTCGTGCAGCAGGACGAAGAGCCAACCCAGTCGTTTCCACACCCACACCTTCTGGAAGCATGATTGGCGCTTGTGCGGCGTAACCGGGGCCAGCTTCATATCCGGCATTTGCTTTTATTAATTTGGCGTTTTGGGTGAGCAGCGGCTTGATGGCCCCTTCTTTGGTATGCCCTAAAAATGCGGCAACGCGGTCCCCCATCTGCTTGCTGTTTCGGATTCTGTCCGCGCCAGTCAACGACAGATGATGTGAGATTGCTTTGTTAAATGCGTCAGCCAATGACTGCGTGGCAAGTTGATGCTTCTCCCACGTTTCCGGCGGCAACAGAGATGGCTTGTTATACATTTCTTGTTGAGTAGGCATCGGCTCCGCATCGTCTTCGCCACCGGCACTGCGGTGCAGCACGTTCATCGCAGCGGCATGCGGGTTAGGCGTCGCACCGTGCATTCGAGCCAACTGCAGTGCCTTGTTTACGATGTCCATGTTGCCACCTTGGGGAACTGTGCCGCCACGGGCGTAACGGCGTTTGATGTCAATCTTATTGGGGTCGAAGACTACATAGTTGTGGGTGCCTTCGCCCTCATCACGACTATTTTGGTCAAGATAGCGAATGCCGGGGATGCCATGTCTCAGCAAATGTTCACTGGCACGTTCTGATGCTAATTTGCGTTGACGGTTTCGCGCGTCTAAATCGGCGCCGACATTCCAATCAAGAGAACCCATGCGTTCTTGAAGACGTAGATAAAGGGATTCACCTGTTGCGTTTGGTGACATTGCACTGCGCGGAAGTTCAGGCATTCTTGTTTCTTTGTATTCGGCACCATTCGCCAAAGCATCATAAAGATTATCATTGTCCGCTCTTTCAGCGTTCCAATGGGCGGCTTCAAATTCTGGCGTAAACCCGGCTAACCGTCTTATAGTTTCGTGCTGACGAATTAGTGGTTTATCCCAATCAAGAAAATGATTGGGGTTCGCGTTAACGCGGAGATGAAACATGTGACCGGGATTAATAGACCAATTTTTGCCGCGAAGGCTCCAAAGATTATTTGCTGCGTCATAATATCTTTGTTTTATATCTTTTCTTTCAGAAAAAGCAGCATTTCTGTTTAAGTCATGAACGGCGTCTTCAATAGCAGCATCGCCAGACAATTTTTTGTCTAGTGCTTGTTGCAAAGACATTTTTGCAAGACCTTGAGCGACTCTGTTGTTTTTAAGGGGACTTTCGTAAAATGGGCTATATCCCTCCGAAGTAACAGGTTCTCCGCTTAAAGCATTACGATATGCTTTGGCGGTTCCTTCATGGCCTGCTGAGTAATGACCGTAACCATATGCTTGAGCGCCTTCACCTGTTCCAATGGCTTCATCACGAAACCGGCCCAGCGGATAATCTTTCAGCACCGCAGCGCCTTCGGGAACGTCTGGAAGTTGGTCAGGACCGCCTACAATATGTTCCTGTGTGCCATCAGGATGCTGCACCAGACGCTCGGCAGGAAACGTGTGCGGGGTGCCGTGATAGGCATCGAAGCCTTCATCGTCCGGTGCGCCGCCTTCTCGAAAACCGGGGCGACGGGTTGTGACGTGAATGCCGTGAATCTGTGATGGGTCAAGGAATGCGGTGAGGTTCTCGTCACGCTGTGGGTCGCCGTGGGGGATGAAACCACCACCGGCTTTAACGACGCGACTGGCGACCTCTAAGATGCGCTCGGGGTTGATGCCCTTTACAGCGCCACCGGACTGGAATCCCTTGCCACGACCAACAGGATTGGACTGATAGCCACCGGCTTGTGTCTGTGGACCTTTCCCTCCGGTCATGCCGAAGGGAGAGGCTACTTGGAACGTGCCAGGAGATGATGCGGGAGACGATGCGGGCTGCTGGAAGCCATTGACCGGATAGCCAGTGTTGGCTCCTATGTACGGCGAGGAGACGTTCTGAGATGAGTAGGATGGCGGCGTGGCTTGCCCGTACAAACCGAAGTTTGTAATCCTGTCCAGTCCGGCTTGCGTGAGACCGTATTTGTTATTCGGGTCAAGTGTCCCGCCACCCATGTCAGCCTTCCTTCACCGGGGTCACCGGGCCAAACCAACGGTAATGGTCGATGCTTAGTGTGGAACTGCCCATGATAAGTTTGTCGCCGTCGATATAAGACCGTTCGACCAAACGGGGGATTATCGAGGTGCCAGCAGGCTTACGAGTGTTGCCCTTGGCTTGAGCGTAATACCATCCCGGCTTCGTGGGAGGCGCGGATTCATTCCGATAGATGACAGGCTCAATCATTTCCCTTATCTCCAGACTCCGCCTGCTTAATCAGGGGTTCTGCCATCGGCGCACTCGCCGGATGCATCACTATATCACGAGCCATTTCGAGTAGTTGGATTTTTTCGCGGCTCTCCCGGTCCTGCTCTCGCGCCTTATCCTCCAACGCCACCTTGCCGGTTGAGGTGTTGACCTGCTGGCGTCGGGTTTCAGCATCCATCATCTTTGCCTTAGCCGTAAGGATGTCTACGGGCGTGTCAACCTGAGATGGGTGATTCTCCGGGCCTTTGCCCATCTCGGCTTTTAATGCCACCACTTTAGCTTGCATCTCAGCGGCCTTGGCTTGAGCCAGCATGGTCTTGGCGTCGGCCTCCTGCTGGTTGACCTTGGCTTCCGCCATCTGTTTCTGCATCTCCGGCGGCGGTGCAGACTGTGCAGCGGGAGGAGCGAGGAACTGTTCGGGGTTCGACCAGCCAATAGCCTGGAGCGCGGCGGTGTCGATGGCGATGGGGTCGTACATTGTCGGGTTCTGCGCCTGCAGTTGCTTCAGCGCCATAATCTTCATGACACGTTGGGCATGTGAAGCGGTGTTGGGGTCTGCCTGCGGGACGAGGTCAACGTCGTCCAGTGCCTGCAGGAACGTCTGCTCGTCCCACTGGTAGGCGGGTTTCCGATTGGACTGCCAGAAGGATTCCGGGTTCTCCTTAAAGCACTTCACCAGCAACTGGAACTCTTCCGCCTGAGCCGCATGCATGCGCTTGTGGACGGCATTAAGCACCTTGGTGGCCTGCTCTATCATCGCCAGCGTCGTGCCCACAGGCGCGTCTGCACGGCCTTCTCCGACCTGCTGCTCCGATGTCCCGCCAATCCTCATGCCCGTCTGGGCGATGTTCTCCACGAACGCTCCGAAGGCCGGGGAGATGTCTTTGTACGGCAGCGGCATGATGGCTTGCGTGATAGGCAACCCACCCGTCTCGACCGGCGCACCGCCCCCGGGAGGAACGCGGAATACGTTGGTCTGCTGTCTCGCGCCAGACTTAGCGAACAGGAAGCCGGGGAACGATGCGAACATCCCCGCATCAAGCATCTCGCGCCATGCTGCCGTGATGGCGTTCGTGGTGTTGCCGAGGATGTGCAGCAAGCCGATGTCGAGGAAGCCGAAGCCGGGAACGAACGTGTATTTGACGAAGACCGGGCGAGCCTCCGGCATGTTCGCTGTGTCCTCGTCGTAGTTCCGCACGATGGACAGGATTTGCTTGGTCGAGACATCAATCGTCACGCGGTAGGGTATCTCAAGCCCACTGGGCGAGCCTTTGTGCTTATGCTCGAAACCCTTGATGTCGAGTTCACAGTAGCACTCGTATATCTCCCGGTCTCGGTCGTCAGGGTTCATCGCCGAGGGATTCAGACCCTGCTGGTTCAACTTCTCCCGTTGCAGGGCGTCGAGTTCCGGCATGACCGGCGTCGAGAGCGGAACATCTCGGTACACCCCCAGTATCTGCATGCGGACCACATCGGACTTCCGCATCGTCGTCCGGTGGGTGATGCGCTTGGCGTTGCGGAGGTCCGTCGCCGTCTCGTTCACGATGAGGTCAGAGGCGTCCACTGTCTCGGAGACGGGGCGATTTCGCAGCGGGCAGAAGTACACCTTCTTGAACGCGGTGCCACTGAACCCAAGCATCAGCAGCATGCGGTCAGTGTCGGGGTAATACTCTGTCGCCGTCGAGGTCAGGTAGTGGTTGAGGTCGTTCTCCAGCGCATTGGCGAGTTGGTCCTGCTGGACGTTGCCATTGTTCGTGTCCACGCGAATCTTGACCGGGCCATCGGTGGGGAGCAGTTCGCTCCTGGCATTGGCCTGGAAGCGCAACACGGCTTCCAACAGCAGCGGGTGGCGAACCTTGCTCATACCCTCGATGGGAGCGCCGTCCGCAGCGCCGCCGACACCGGGAAGTTCAATCTTCAGCCCCAGTAGCTTCAGCCCCAGAGCGCGGTCTTCAATCCACTCTTTCCGGCTGTCGATGTCGTATTCGATATTTCTCAAGAGGTCGTTGGAGATGCGGGACAGTTCCATCTGGTCAATCTCTTCGGCGAGATTGTCCCACCAGCCCTTGTCCTTCTCGCCGTTGACGTTGCCCAGCCCCTTGCCATCGAGCGAGACGGTGACCGAGCCATCACCATGAACAATCTTGATGATGTTGCCCTTGTCGTCAACCTCCGGCGCGTCAGGGTTCTCGCCTATGACGACCTTGATGTCGTCAGGGCCAATTGCCCCAAGACCAGACTGCATTCTGCCGGAAAGACTTGGCGAGATAGACATGGCGAACCCTCAATGTTGCCCGCAGACTATATCACCAAGAATTCAATCAAGCATTAGGGTAAATCGCGCGTCTAGACTTTACCCCAATAGCCGTATCCAGGTTCAGTCAGAGGAGCATCGAACGAGTATCCCATGAGGCCATCGTGGTCGAAGGTCACCCAGATGCCGTGGAACCGCTCGTCGTTCGAGCCACAATGGAAACTATCGCGGCTCAAGCGTCCGGTCAGTTCCCTGTGGAACCGTTGATTAATCTGCCACGCCCTTCCTGGCGAAATAAAATATTTCTCGGCGATTTCCTTATACATCACACCCTGAGAACGCAGCCGCGCAATATCACGGGAACGATTCAGCCTGTCTTCCGGCGTGAGGTCAGTTTTGTTCTCCGGCCAACCAAACGCTTTGTTACGCTCCTTTACGCCGTCCAATTTCCTTTGAACGTGTTCCATTATTTCTTTTGCTTGCTTTCGATTCTCTATTTCTTTGTTCTCATCGTCAAAAGTAGCAATCTCTCTTCTGATTTTGTAAGCATTATGCCATTTATCTTTTAGCCGGTCCTCTAGCGGATACAGCATCTCCTTCCCTTGGCTTGCGCGAACGGCCATGCGGCCACGGGAAAGCACATTGAATATCTTCCGCAAATTATCGGCAGAATAACCTAAACCCCAACCGTTGATGACGCCAGTCTCCTTCGCGCAGATAAAGTCGTACATATCCTCGATGTCGCCGAGACGATAGGGCGAGTTCTCGATTAGTTCAGGCCACTTGCCAGTTGCTTCTACGGAATCGTAAACGACATACGAGAAGCCCCAGAACAACTTGTCATCGGCCTCTTCCAGCTTTGATATCTCCATGTCACTATCTCCATTAGACTGGGTACAGAGGAGCCGGTGGCGCTCCCTTGTAGCGTCGGCCCTCTTCAATCTCGCTCAATCTCTCAGGGGCGCGGACCAGCAGCCCCATCTCGCGCAAGTATCTCACCCCCTGCGATAGCGAGTCAACAAGGTCATCGTGCTTGCCTTTCGGGAATTGTGCACACTGTGTCATGACCATCTCGGCCCACGTCATGTCGGGCGCGTAGACCATGCCCTCGGCGAAGATGTGTTGGATGGAGTAGAGCCTAGAGACCTTGTCCTGCGCCTTCGGGTTATAGAGCCTGACAGCGAAGTCCTCGTGCCCGAAGAGACGCTTTATCTCCTGAGCGAGGGAGTGACCTGACGCCTTAGCCTCGACCAGCAGGGTATCGACCTTGTACTTTTTGCACGTCGCCGCGACCTTCTGCACTAGAGCGTGGAGTTCGAGCCGCTCCTGCCACGCGTACATCAGGATTAGCTTCGGCGCACCCTCGACGTAGGTTCGACCATTTTGGACGTATCGACCATCCGGGCTGATGATGTTTGCTGCCACAGCCCTGCCGTCGTCCGTGAAGACACCCCACACGGTACAAGCACTGTAGTCGTTTTCGCTTTTTTCCGTGTAGGCGCAGTCAAGGCTGGCGAGAATGTAGTCGCAGCCGGGGAAGACGCCTTGCCCTTCCCATAGCTGCCACCAGTCCCTCTGAATGATTCCCCCGCCTCGAGGCGTCGGCGTCTGCTGGAACTGACCGGCAACCGCGTATGGCCCCATAACGGCCTTGTCCCTTGCCACCACCTCTGCTGGAAAACGCTCTGGAAAGAGCAACTCACCCTCTTCTGTCCGCCAATCTTGCCAGCCGAGACGCGTGGGCATCGATCGGGCCGGGTCATACTCCATCGGCAGCATGATGTGGTCGTAGCCGAGTTGTTTGTCGAGGATGATTCCGGACACGTCCTCCTCATGCAGTCTTTGCATGATGACAATGATGGCTGAGGTCGCGGGATTGTTCAAACGGGTGGGGACCGCCTCCAGGAACCAATCCCGTGTCGTCGCCCTCTGTTGCTCAGAGCCTGCGCTCTCGACGCTGTGCGGGTCGTCCAGTATCAGGATGTCGGCCCGAGAGCCGGTGATGGACCCCGCCGCGCTCGCCTCTCTGAATCCAGTGTGATTGTTTTCGAATTTCAGTTTGGCTGCTTGGTCCTGGGTCAGCCGCACCTTGTCGCCCCAGTGCTTCTGATACCACTCCGAGGTCACCAGACGGCGCATGCGGAGGTTATCGCGGATGGCGAGGGCTTGGCTGTGGGAAGCGCAGAGAAAGCGGAGATGCGGCGCGAAGGTCCAGGCCCACGCGGGCATGAACACGCTCGTCAGCAGGCTCTTGGACAGCCCAGGAGGCACGTTGATGAGCAGCCGGTTATACAGTTCCCCATCGGGCAGCGTATCGCCGTAGACGACCGAGTAGACTATCTGTTCGAGGTGAACGCAGATGAACGACATGACCTCGCCCCAGACCAGAGGCTGGCCGGGTTCGATGACGTGCCACGCCGCCTTCACAAAGTCTTCCAGCGATTCCTCGCACATCTCGCGTTCGAGCCTGTCGAGGACGGCCTCCGCGTCTATCTGCATTCCCTGGATGCTGATGAGGGTCACGGCCTGACACGCTCCAGCGAGCCGTCAGCGAGGATGCGGTAGCCGTTGTATGGGCCGAGGTACAAACACCGCCCCAGCTTCCTGTCGTACCAGCAAGCCTCGCAGCAGCCGCAGCGGACAGGCACGTATCGTTCGACGTCAGGAGGCTTTATCATTTCGCTTCCATAGCTTGCTTCCACAGCGCGACGAATTGCTCAGTGGTCAGGGTCTTTGCGTTCCACCGAATCATTTGCAGTTTCGGCGAGGCTTTGCCGTCAGCGCCGCCGCTATTGCTGGCAGGGCCATGATGACCACTCTTAATGCGAGGCTCATAGAGACAGCGGTCATTCACACACACCTCCAGTTGAGAATTTTGGACTTCGATGGTCTAACCCCGGAAAAAACGCTATTCAGACACACTTGAGGTTGTGCCAATCCTACTCCGGGGCGTCCTGAATGCGCTCTCGATACCAATCGAACAGCCAGACACCGGCTTTGCATATCCAGCGGCCAACCTGATATCCGGCGATGACGTAGACGATGAGGTCAACCACGAGAAAACCGCCCGCGAGCGTCTCGGCGCTGTCTGACAGAGTGGTGCCGTTTCACATCAGCCCAAGCCATGCCTCGACCGATTGTGATGCCGAGGATGAGCGTGGCGGGGAATAGCGCGGCGAGTACAAGTCCAATCATGATTTCCCTTCCTTCTTGGCTATTGCTGTCTGCAAGGCTATGCGAAGAGCCAGTTTCCCCTCTCGGTCTAACTCACTAAAATCCAGCACAGACTCTGTCTGAATCGGCCCATCGTCTGGCCCGGAGACATTGAGTTTCTGCGTTTCGCTCCAGCGGCCTCGGGTCTTGAGATAGAATATCATCGCCGTCGTGTCGCCGTTGATAGCCTTGGCAAACAGCGTGTTCGCTACGGCCTTCACAGCCTCGCCAGTGGCGTTATCAAGTTCGTGGCGGTAGTGACGCTGCAGAGTGTCCTCCGATAGTTTCAGGGCGCTCGCAATCCGGGTCTGGGGAATACCCGCGCGAGACATCTCATAGACGGCAAGGCGGGTGTTCTCATCCGGGATGTGAGGCTGTTGACGGTAGTCGCCAGGAGACGCGCCGCGCCGGTCAATTTTAATAGCGCCGCTCTTTTCTGGTGTCTTTGCCTTTGCCCTTGCCATCACCTCTCTCCGTGTGTGGTGTTTAGATACCGCTAGTGGAATACTCTACCATCTTCGCAGAGGACAGCCACGCCATTGTTTTCTGAGGCTGCAATCTGTTTGGCGATGCATCCGTCGGGGAGTGTGACTTGCGCCCAACTACCGAGCATCTGTGCGACAGTGCCGTCTGCCCCGACTTTGTCACAGCCTGCGAGCGTTAATGTGAGTGCGAGTGCGATGATAGCGTTCTTCATGTTGGTTCCTTTAACTCGCCGATGGGTTAAGTTAACGCAAACGGGCTTCCCTTAACTTATCGTCGGGGAAAGCCTTCTCTACTAGTTCGCCGAGGGAGCCGGGGAGTATTCCGTCCCCGGCTTCCATGACGTAATGCTCGAACACCTGTGCGGCCTCTTGCGCCAGTGCTTTGTGCAGGGCGAGGTAGATGGCTATCAGGCGCTCTTCGTGTTCTGGCGTCATGAATCCCTCATATCACAGTGAGAATACCATCCGGCTGCGACAAAGGGAAGGTCGGCTTATGCCACCTCCTTCCGGCGCTCAAGTTCTTCCGCGATGCAGATGATGATGCTCAGCCGGGTCAACTTGCCGTTCAGGAAGTAGAACGTGCGGGGGAAGCCGTGACCATACTGGTTGACGACCCAGTGGCTGTTCGCCGTCACCGGCAGATGACCTAGGCGCTCGCTCAGGTCCAGGCCCTCGACGTAGCATTTCTTGAGGCGGGCCAACTCATCGCCAATAAACTTCTGAATCTCGATGGTCTTGGCGCAGGGTTCCTTGACCGCGACCTTGATGATTTCAGCCGACTTAATGGTGTTCCGAAAATCAGCCAGTTCGACAAACGGCTTGGCATCGAAGCCGAGAGCGACGAGCGCATCGGCATGCCGGTCGCGGAACTGATGGGGATACATGCAGCACAAATCGTCGCTCAGGAGACGAACCTCCAGGGGGACATCCTTGTACTCCATCACCCAGAAATACCGCTCACAGAGAGCATTTTGGACATCCTCCTTCACGCGGTCGAAGGCGCGGCTGACGTTATCGAGCGCATCCTTCTGCGCGGACTTGGTCGTGAACCCAGCCTCAAACATTTCGAGAGCGCGGGCGATGTAGTCGGAAGCGGTGCGGGCCATGTGTCTATCTCCATGTCAAAATCGACACCCAATACTAACATGCTCACACATCGCGTCAATCAAAAATAATCTTCAAAATGAGAAAACATTCTGTTGACACCCTCATTTCATATCGCTTAATCTCTGTTCATGGGCGATGGCAATCAGGCCAGCCTATTTGGAGAAAGCTAATGGAACGCACTCACATCGTATCCCTCTTCGGTCGTCGCATCTACAAAATCGTCCGCGACCGCGACCAGCCCGTCATGCTGCTGTTCCTCGATGAGGCCAACCAAATCCTGTTTCGCGTCCATTCTGAATACCTTTTCGACTATGAGGGCAATCACTTCCATCCTGACATCGACTAATAGCCTTTCATAACCCCAGACCGGCCCGCCATCGGAGGATGAGCGGGCCTTTTGGGTCAGGAACCTAATCTTGGAGAATGCTATGATAAAAACTGGACCCATTGCCTACGGAGTGATTGAGAGCATCAACGGAGACTATCCTCGTTTCGGCCTTTTTATGGGCGTCCATCGCATGGCGCTAATCCGTCTTGATTGGGTTGGAACCACCAATACCGCAGTTTCGAGATACGTCGCTCAGCGCGCTAAAGAATGCGCTCACCGGGCCGAGAAGTCCGCTAACCTATAGGAGATGAATATGACTGAACATAACGATACCTGCGAATGGTGCAACGGGTCGGGCGAGGTCACCGTCAGAACCTCTTTCCCGATGTCCTACGTATGTGCTGGCGAGCCGCCCGAAGAAGCGCGGGGCGTCGTCGGCATCCCCTGCGGCGAATGCGATGCGAGACACGCTGACTATCGGAACGAGGAGTAACGCTGATGACCTACATCCCTGAAGAAGCCCCTGGAAGCATCGTCGTCAGCATGGGTGTCTATGCCGCCTTGCGAGACAATGGACTGCTCAAACCCGTCCACGGAGCTGGGAAGCACTTGTACTACGCCTATCGACTTGGCAATGGGACCGCCCGCGTTTGGCTCATTGACGAGGAAAGTATTCAAGCAACTTAATCGCTAACCCAAAAAGGATAAACTGATGACCTTTGAAATCGAAAAAAACATTGCCATCCCGAAGATTGACAAGACTCGTGTCGGCAGGAAGACGAAGTATCCATTCCGCCAGATGGAAATCGGCGATAGCTTTGTGGCCCCGAAAAATGCCATCTCGGCGGCGCAAACCCATTCCATGAGGCATAAGGAAAAATTCGCCACGCGCACTATCGACGCTGACAACATCCGCATCTGGCGCATCGCTTAATCCATACAGGGGAGATTTCGGTCTCCCCTTTTTTCTTCTCAAAACGCATAAAAACATATTGACCACGCAAATAGACTTTGTTAAGTTCATATCTGTCGAGGCAATCAGGCCCGACGCTCTGGAGAACAGACCAATGACCTTCGCCGAACTCAACGCTCTCAACGCCGCCTACATCGCCGCCAAGGCCAAGCAGGACGCCATCGAGGCGGAACTCAAGAGCCTCAAGGCTCAGATTGAGGCCACCGGCCTCGACTGCATCCCCGGCGCGTTCGCCGACCTCAAAATCCAGTTGCAGGAGCGCGTGACCCTCGACAAGGCCGTGGTCGAGAAGTACCTGACCCCGGCCCAGTTGCTGGAGGCCACCAAGGTCGCTTGCTTCCCGGTCATCCGCATCGGCAAGGTCAAAGTCTCGACCGCCGCCTAATCAACCGGGGGACTTCGGTCCCCCTCCATCCTTGGAGAAATCTCATGTACGCCAGCAAGCATCCTCACGTTGAACGCATCACCACCGCCGTCCGCGAGGGCCAGGATGCCGATGCAATCCAGATTTATGGCGCGGTCTTTGGTGCCGCCTACAACACTCACCTCGACCGTCTGCTCGAAATGTCGGAATACGACTCTACTTGGCATGGTGTCATTTGGGCCAATGCCGTAGCCATCGCCGAGCGGGCGATGAACGCCGCCAACATCTAACGGGAGACTGACCATGAGCCGCACCGTTTTCTTCGAGACTGAAGTCGAAGTTTCTTTCGTCCCCACCTCGCTCATCGAGGTGGAGACTGTTTACCCCACCATCTTGATTGAGGTCGAGATTGACGAAGATTCCGTCATCGGCATGTCGGCCACCCTCATCGACGGCGATGGCATCAGCCCCTCGCAGAAAATGGTCCGCGAGTGGGCGCAGGATTACCTCGACAGCGATGCCGGTTCCAATCGGCTGCAGGAGGCCTTCTATGGACGCTGAGACCCTAAGCCTCGTAAACATCTACGTCTCTTCCCAAGGTCTCACAGCGGACTTTGGGAAGGGCGGCATCGTCGTCAAAGACGGCGACATCCCGGTTGGCAGCATCAAAGCCATCATCGGCAGCTACTCGGATTACCACTGGACGACGACCCGTCTCAAAAACGGCGAGCCGGTTTCCAGGCGGCATCATCAAGGGCTTCGGGAAGCCATCAGAGATATCCTGCAGTACGCGAGGAAATGATGAAAATCCAAGCATGGTCTGCAGACGGTAAGACCCTCAAACTCATCGACTTCCCGGCCAACCCCAACGTTCTCCTCAACCCCGATGAATCCGTGTCGGATAAGGGCCGAAAGGCCGCAGCCGTTCGATGGGGCAAGGTTCGCAAAACCTCAAACCGAGAATGACCGCCGGGTGAACTTCACAATGTCAAACAACCTCGACATTATACCATATTTCAACGCGTTAGGCATCTGTCGAATGTCGGGGTTAATTCCGACAAACTCCGGCATTTGAAAAAATATCTTCAACTCTCAAAAAAGATGTTGCGATGTAAGTTTTAATGTCCTACAACTAGGACACCTCAAGGGGATTGGCCCCGGAGGCTCACTTTGGAGAACTCTATCATGTCCATCCCCACCCTGACCGCCGCCGAAGCATTCGACCTCTATAAAGCGGCTTACGATGCCGACCTTCTCATCCAAGGCAGTTGGCATACCCAGGCCAAAGACGGTCGTTTCCTCGCCTGCGCGCTCGGCACGCTTGGCGACAACATTGACGACCCCGCCAAATGCCCGTCCTCAGTGATGCCTCGTTGGTTGGCGCAGATGGTGCCGTGGTTCTTCGACCAGCAAAAAGCCGATGACGCGAAAGCGTGGGGCGTTGCTTTCTATGCCGAGTTGAAGCGCCTTGACGGTAAAGTGCCGTTTTCGGTCGTTTACGATTGGCAGGCCAACGTGGTTTCGCCACTTGCAATTGAGGTGGCAACAAAACTTGGGAGAGACCCTGCGCCGCATATTGCATACCAGGCAATTCACGCCAAAGCCCTTGGCGGCGAGATCGCGTCAAAAGCGGAGTGGGTCGCCACGTTGCGATCCGTCTACGCCTACGCCTACGCCGACGCCTACGCCTACGCCGACGCCTGCGCCTACCCCAACGTCTACGCCTACGCCTACGCCGACGCCTGCGCCTACGCCGACGCCGACGCCGACACCGACGCCAACGTCTACGCCTACGCCGACGCCTACGCCAACGCCTACGCCAATGCCTACGCTAACGCCTACGCCGACGCCTACGCCAACGCCATTAAGCGTTTAGCCGATGGTATGGTCGCATGTTTGGCTCGCGTCGTGGTGGAGGAATAATCATGGACCCAGAAATATTCTGTATGGTTGGGCAGGCTTTGTATGGCTCTCACTGGCAATCCGCTATCGCCCGCAACCTCTCAGTCGCTGACAGGACAGTTCGACGATGGACAGCTGGCCGAACACCCATCCCAGAGAGAATCTCGACCGAACTCAGAACTCTATGCGAAACCCGTATCGCTGACATCAAAGCGGCAATGACCCACTTCTCAATTGTCTACTAGAGAAACGCTATCGCCCCCGGTTTTTGGCCGGGGGTTTTTCTTGTTTAATCCGGTGAATTGCCACAAACCTGAAACCCTCCCATTGCGGGGAAAACCATAATTTCCGGTCAAGGTCTTCCACCTGTTTATCGGGATCCAGTCCACGCTCGCGACATATTTGGCGAGCCACTTGCTCAATCTCATCCGTATCAAAACTCCATATCGTCATAAATCGGTTCTGAAGGCCGCTGAGTGACCTCAAATGTTTTCTGGTGGGTTGCATAGTGGAAAGACCTTTCCCCCATCCCAGCGGCCACCAGAGCGTCCTTTAGTGCATGTCTATCGACACGGTTCCGCTTCATCTCGTCCTGGCGGTCGCGATACTCCCTGACGGCCTTGTCCACCAAAGGGTCGTGAATCTTGCGTCGAGACATCGGGGGCCACCCGGCACTGACCAGTGCGTCACGCTCTTCTAGGGTCGTGTCCTTCCAGCCTCCGCCTCCGCTGCTGGTTCCCGTGTTCTGCCGCATCGACTTCGGCGGTATGGCGGTCGGCGGTTCCGGCAGAAACTCCAAGAACGCTGCCGGTAGCGGCCATCTCTGGGTCTTATGCGACCGGCGCACCATCTTCCAAGCGTAGGCCATTTCCTCCGCTGTGGCGTGGCCCAAGTCAGCGACGTAGGATTTCAGCCCCACAATCGCGCATTCGACCATTTCGTCATCGTCATCGGCGCTATACGGCGGATAATACAGGGTCAGCATCTCCATCAGCCCGTTGTCCCACAGGTTCTGGAATATCCCAAAAATCCGGCCCGAAGGTGCGTCGAGGTGCAGGTCTTCCCTCAACCTTGCCAGCACCATTCCCGTGTTTGGCTTCAGTGGTTTTGCCATTGGCGTTTTCCTTTTCGTTGAGAATTTTAATCAATGCAGACGCGGCATCGACCGGCGGGACCGGCCATGCCATCAGTTCGTTCAACGCATCGAGAACCATATCGTTCCCGTGCTTTGAGCAGGCTTTGCCCAGAAACGACCTCACCGAATTGACCGACTTGCCCAAGGTTTCAGAAAGCCAAGTCAACCCAACTGACCAAACAGTTTCCTGCGCGGTCAGCGCAGTTCCGTTAGGAACTGAATCTTTATTTGATACTGATGGTGCTGGTGCTGGTGATAATAGTTTTTCTACACCAGAACCAAACCCTTTTTCTAAGTCATTGTTTTCCTTTGATGGTCTACCACCTTTGCGACCATTCTGTTGGGCTGCTGCTATACGCTTGTGAGCCAACTGTAGGGTAGATGTGCACCCATCTACGGACAATCTATCACCTATCTGACGGACCTTTGAGGTTTGTATTAGGCGACCAATCGCGGCTCGAACCTGTCTTGGGTCTGTATCATTGAACATGCCCGCAATCTTTTTTGGGTCGTTTAGAATAGGCTCACCACGACTAAAAATGAGGGTACATATCCACCAATAGACGCCGAAATCAAATATCGACATCTCTCTGGTGACTTCTGAAATAATCTCTTGAGGCCGGTACTCGACCCGATAGACCTTGGGTGTTTCGGTCATTCTAACTCTCCTGCGGACGCTTGGTAGAGGGTGGTGGTGTGGAAACCGATTCCAGACTCAGGAGAGTCAAACTGAGTCGGCACATCGGCGGCACGAGGCCACCACCACTCTCAACCAAGCGTCCGCGTTGCACTGCGTCACCCCAGATTCCACCCTGTGGCAACGCAGCAATTATAGACAAAAACCCTCACCAGTGCAATCAGGCTCTAGACCCCATGAGACGCTCGCGAGGAACTGGAAATGCGC